AATGATACTCAAGAATCAATCTTACAAGATATCGACATTATTAAGAAAGAACTCCCTATGGATCTAATCTCGTTTCTTTGTCTTACGCCTCTTCCTGGTTCAAAAGATCATGAAAAGCTACATACTGCTGGAGTTGCCATGGATGAAGATTTAAACATATATGATTTAAATCATGCAGTTACTGCACATCCTAAAATGTCAAAAGTAAATTGGGAAGAAACTTATTATAAAGCTTGGGAAGCCTACTACACGTATGAACATACCGAAACTATTTTAAAACGGACGATGATATCTGGTACAAGTTCCAGTAAGATACTAGATCTGGTTACCCTAATTACTATGTTTAAAGGTTGTATTGGTATTGAAAAAATTCATCCTACCAAAGGTGGGGTTTTCCGCCGTAAATCACGTAAAGATAGGCGACCTACTTTACCAATTGAGTCACCTCTTGTTTTCTATCCAAAATATTTTTTTGAAACTATTTGGAAACTTTGTCGTTGGACTATAATTATTATAAGAATGCGCTTAATTAGTAAAAAAGTGTTAAATGACTCTTAAAACATATCTAACTGGATTGTGGCCTTTGTTTGTTATGTCACTAGTAACAAGTGTTATTAGATCTCCTTCAGCGCATCACGTTTATCAAGCTAAGTTACGGAAAATGCAAAAAATAAAAAGTCATTTAATGTACCTTCAGCTTACGCGATGGAAAAAAGAGAAGAAATAGAATGCTTAATGATAAGATCATACTTATAGATGACCAGGAAATAATCTTAGGATTTATTAATAACGAAGAACACCCTGTTTTACGAGACTTTGATAGTCTTTGGGACTCAGTTGTAAAACAGGAAAAAATCAGCCGAGGTAATACCAAAGCAGCAGGCAGTATGACTAGAAAACAAAAAGCAACATGGTTACAGAAGTATGCTCCTGAAACCTGGCAAAAATTAATGGGTAAACTGGGAGAAAGAGCTGATTGGGGAGGAAAAAATCGGGAACTTGGGTATATTTTTCATACCAATCGTAACCACATAGCTACTTGGTATGGTCCTGTAGATGTATCAACTAATCGAGATGAAGAACAAGCATTTGGTTGTGCTGAATACGCGTATACAGATTTAAGGCACGAAGCTCAGCAAATGCCTGTCTTATTTCAAAACATTGCTAGAGATATAGAAGACCAGTTAGTGTTTCCTAATAACTATTTCAATAGTTTATTAGTTAATTTATATACTAATAAGGGTCTAGCACTTCACTCAGATGATGAAGCAATCTACATGTACAACGGAATTGTAGGTGCTGTAGCAACTATTAGCTTAGGAGAAACGGCAGTTGCTACTATAGCTAGGAATGATCGTAGTAAATATTTTAAGATTAAACTAACAGATGGAAGTTGTTACCTGATGCCTGAAGGCAACTTCCAGAATAAGTACAAGCATTCAGTAAGTGCACCATCAGGACGTAGGATAAGTTTAACATTCAGACATATACCTTTATGAGTAAAAACATAAATTGTGAATACAAGTACTATAAAAACATAAATCTGGAAATAGTAGGAAATAACACCCTATCACGTACGGCGTGTGCTTTATTGCTCCCACTTACTATATTATCTAATAAAAACAATGAGATAGATAAAGAGGAGTTTATAAATGCCGTCAGCTGGATTAAGGATTATCGGACTTGGGACAAGTATTGGAATGAACTAGAGAAAAATAACGTTTTAGTTCAATTAGATACAAAAAAATGGATGGTTTGTCCTCATATGTGCTATTCCGATGGGGCGTCTCATGATGAATTAATTACTAAATGGAATGAGGTTTCTAATGCAATTAACTAATTTACCTGATCTTAATACTGATATTGAAACTACTGACCACTTGACTAAAGATCAGTTAGCGGGCGCTTTACCAGATAAACGGTTTAGAAAGCACTTAACAGATGACATCGTAGATATGATCAATTCTGAGCCAGATTCAGAGTTACGAAGAGTATTCCGTGATAACACGTTAACATACAGTTCTGTCTTAGCTACTGGAAGATACTCGTTAACTGCGTATATACACGCTATTAAGTTTACTTCTTTGAAGCTAATGGGAGATAAGGCTTCTACTGCTTATAGTAAGGTTTTTCCGGATCGTTATCAGAATTTAATCGATAAAGGGGCTTCTTCTAGCTATATTGCTAGCTTTGCAGATAACTATGGAAATAACGCTTTAGTTACAAAGATTCTGGAACAGACTCTTGTACCTACGCATATATTAAATGCCGGTGTATACCAGGAAGCTATTAACACACAAGCGGAATTAATGCGTACTGCTAAATCAGAACTAGTAAGGCAGAAGGCAGCTGAAAGCTTGATTTCTAATCTAACAGCTCCGACCGCTGCAAAATTAGAAATTGACATTGGTTATAGTAATGATCTGGTAGAAGAACTTCGAGCAACTACTAGAGCTCTTGCTCAGCAGCAATTAAAAATGATCCTAAATGGTCAATCCAGTGCTAAGGAGATAGCGCATAGTGAAATACTAGCTAAAAAAGTTATACCTCTAGAAACAACATATGAGGTAGTTGATGAAGAATAACGTTTCAGACATACTTAAGGTACTTCCGCATAAATACCCGTTTCTTATGGTGGATAAGGTTATAAGTAAAACTGATACAAATATAATTACTTTAAAAAATGTATCACATAACGAACCTTATTTTAGTGGGCATTTCCCCGATTTTCCTATTATGCCAGGAGTACTTATACTAGAGGGAATGTTTCAATCTGGGGGACTACTATTTGGTTGTGCCAATCTAGATAAAGGACAATTAGTTTATGTAGCTACGGTAGATAAGGTTAAATTCATTAAACCTGCACTTCCTGGGGATCAAATAAAATTTGATATAAATATCACTACTAACTTATCTAAATATGCTAAATTTTCTGGTAAAGCATATGTCGATGATATATTAATAACTCAAGTTACATGGACATCCTTAATAATAAATAATACAAAGGAATAATATGGTTAATCCAGTAATTTTAAAATGGTTAGTTTGGATGATAGCGATTAATACATTAACTCTGTTAACCAATAACATCTTGATTACGATAATGATGGGTTGGTTCGATACCCCATTCGGGTAAACGTGAGGTGAGGAATGTCCCTAGTTAAGAAAACGGTAGATCAATGGCTTAATGACATTGACTATAACGATGATCCCGCTTATGTACCAAGTGAATTTGCCTTGGAATTTATATCGTTTATTAAATTAGTTAATGGTGAGAAAGGAGAAGAAAATAAGACTCCTATAATCCATTATAAAATGCTCGATAAAATAGCAGGTAAAAAGGAAAACACAGCTAATATGTGTGCTCGTGGATTAGCTAAAACGACTATCTTCGCTGAGTACTTATTCCTGTATATAGCTGTTTATGGGGCGATTCCGGGATTTGGGACGGTAGATTATGCTTTGTACCTTTCAGATAGTATTGAAAATGGTGTAAAGAAGATGCGACTTCGTATGGAGCGTAGATGTGAACAAAGTGAGTTTTTGAAACGATATATTTCAACTACTAGATTTACTGATATCAGATGGTATTTTAAAAATGCTGAGGGGAAGGAATTCGTTGTTACTGGGCATGGAGCAAAGACAGGTGTTCGTGGTACAGTTGAATTAAATACGAGACCTCAACTTGCAGTACTTGATGATCTATTAGGAGATGACGATGCTAGGTCCGCGACAATTATTGAGAATGTTGAAAACACCGTCTATGCTGCCATTGATTATGCGTTACATCCTAATAAACGTAAAATTATTTGGTCTGGGACTCCGTTTAATGCTAAAGACCCTCTATACAAAGCTATAGAATCAGGGGTTTGGCATGTTAACGTATACCCGGTTTGTGAAGTGTTCCCGTGTTCGCGTGAAGAGTTTAAAGGCGCTTGGGAAGATAGATTTAGTTATGATTATGTAAATAACCAATATATTAAGTCTAAGGGCGCCGGACAATTAGACTCATTTAACCAGGAGTTAATGTTACGTATTACATCAGAGGAAGACAGGTTAATCCAAGATTCAGATATAATCTGGTATAAACGCAGTAACGTATTGAAAAATAAGGGTGCTTATAATTTTTATGTGACTACCGATTTTGCAACTAGTGATAAAGAACATGCCGACTTTAGTGTAATTAACGTATGGGCATATAATAATAATGGCGATTGGCTCTGGGTAGATGGATATTGTAAGCGGGCCCTAATGGATCACACAATAGATGAGCTATTTCGATTAGTTCAAGAATACAGACCACAAGAAGTAGGCATCGAGACCACCGGACAACAGGGTGGGTTTATTAGTTGGATCCAAAATGAAATGGGGCAACGTAATAATTATTTTACTTTGTCTAAGGGAAAAAATAGTAATACAATAGGAATCAGGCCAACTAAAGATAAGATGAGCAGATTTCAACAGAATGCTGTTCCCTTATTTAAATCTAAAAAGATTTGGTTGCCTGAAGAATTAAAAGATAGTAAAGAACTTGTAGAGTTGCTTTTTGAATTATCTTTAGCTACTCTTAAAGGATTTAAGAGTAAACACGATGATCAAATAGATACGATTACTATGTTGGCAGAATTAAATGCATGGAAACCAAGTGAAGTAGGACCACAAGAAGAAGACAAAGATGAGTTAGAAAACTCAGTTATGTGGGGTGATGATGGTAGCATCAAGAAAGCAGGAGACAGTTCTTATTTTGTTTAAACTCACGCTCCCCCGTTCAGGCGGGGTGTTGTGTGCCTCCAGGGTAGGCAGGGGTTTAGCACCTCTGTCTACCCGCCCTCTTAGAGGATGACATGAAAGTTTCTGAATATATCGATTATTTAACTACTGGAGAATGCAGCAAGCTTGCTATTGCTAATGTTGGGGACATGTCTGCTAATCCCAGTCCTGCCCCAATTGCAGTACAACTAGTTAATCAAAATAAATTTATTAATTATGTAAACTTAGCTAATTTAGCTTTGCATAAACGATTTCATTTATTGACAAAAACATTGGAAATGGATAACCCATTAGATGGGGAGGAATTTACTTTACCTTCTAATTTCCTTTCTCCTATCTATGCATACTATGCTTCAGATTTTGTACAAGTACCTATTAAAGATGATTCGGTAAAATTAGTATCTGATGTAGATCAACATGTATCTATTCTTATCCCTGAACCATTTAAAGCAGTTATTAAGGGTACGGATGGTGAAACACCTCAACGTACTCAGATTCTTTTAAAATACGCAGCAGCTCCTACAAAAGCTAAAACAACCTACGCAGAGTTAAAGATTAGTGAAGTATATACAGAAGCTTTGCTTAATTATGCTGCATATAAAGCGCATGTTACTACTAGTGGAGATATGCAAAGCGAAAATAATACTTATTACATGCGTTATGAGGCTAGTTGTAAACAACTTATTAATTCTGGTATGTGGGGAAATAATGAAATTGAAGCCAATACTAAATTAATTGATAGTGGGTTCGTATAATTAATTTGACTTTTTAAAATATTGTATTATTCTACACCTGCAACCATTGCCAATGCTGAGAACAACCTCCTTAGGAGTTAATAATGGCATACTATCCAGATATTAGTCTCGTGGCTAATGATACAAAGCCAGAGATCAATCTAACATTAAAAGATTCTAACACTGCCGCAGCTGGTCTTACTC